TACTCGCGGGGGTGAATGATCTACTCCTTGAGCAGTTCCAGGGCCGCCCGCGTGAGCAGCAGTTCCGCGGCATTGGAGGGCGGTCCCGTCGGCCCGCCCCCGTTGCTGAAGCTGATTTTCGTTTGCACGTAATCCAGCAGCTGATGCACCACGTCCAGCAGCTCCGCGGTGTCGTTGCCGATCTTGATCTTGCCCAGCGCCGTCAGGTGTACTTGCTGGCCGAGCGGGCCATAGAGCATCACCTCTCCCGGCAGCAACCCCGTGGGCCGCACACGACGATCATCCACGGCCACCAGCACGCGGTGGCTCGCGGCTCCGCCAACGGTGAGGGCCAAGCCTTCGGCACCAGGCAGAGGCACAGCCGTCAGGCCATAGGGTTGCAGATGGGGCACGTCGTCCGCGGCCTCCCCTGCCAGCCCCACAATCTGCACCAGCTGCAGGGGCTTGCCGTCATCCACCTGCGCCACAACGGCGCGCAGTACCATCAGTCGCAGCCGGCGGCGCAGCGGGGCCAACAGCCGTTCGATCAGGTGGCCCACAACGATGCCTCCGCGGCGGGTTTCGGCAGCAGCTTGTAGGCACCGGGCCGGGTGAGGCTCAGCAGCGCCGTGGTGCCGCTCTCATCCAGCCGGTAGGACACGGCCGTGCACAACAGGGGTTCGTCAATCCCCAGCCAATCATCCTGCAGGGGGATCAGTGTGTTCGGCGCCCACAGGCCCCCGGCGTGGCGCCAGCCCTGCACGGTCACGTCCACCTGCACGCCGCGGGCGTAGCGCACGCCGCGCTCCCATTCCGCCCGCGTCTTGTAGTCCGGGCCGTCGCCCTGGTCTTCCGCCGCCAGCACCAGCGGCCGATGCCGTGTGATCTCCGTATCCGCCGCCCGGCCCAGCTGTTGAGCGGCGACGGCCGCCACGGCTTGCAGGGGGTTGGCGGACTGCCCCTTGACGAGGATCGTGTCATGCCGCTCCCGCCAACTGGCCGTGCCGTCCACGGCCAGGATGTTCACGCCCCGTTGCAGCGTCGTGGCCACCGGGATGCCCTGTGCCTGTGTCAGCTCCAGCCCCCCGGCTCCATCACTGTTCAGCAGCACGCCCCGTTGCCGGGCCGCGCGTTCCAGCGCCTCGAACACTGTTTCGCCGGTTTCCACGGCGAAGGATGCAAATGGCGTTGCAGCGTCTTGAACGTTGCTGCTGACCGCGATGCCGAACGGCCCGGCCAGCGCCGCGGCAATCTGGGTCAGTGTCTGGTTCTTGAACTGTTGCCCCTCCAATGAGCAGTCCACCAGGTCGCCGGTGGCGTCCCGCCCGCGCACGGTGATGCCGCTGCGGCGGGCGTCATAGCGCAAGGCCACGTCGTCCACGTATCCGGTGATCACCGTCTCCCCGTCCAGCTTCAAGGAGCAGGCATCTCCCGGCCGGATCGGGTTCCGCCCGTCCAGACCTGGCAGCTGGGCGCTCATCTCAGCCTCGAATACGCCGGTCACGGCTTCCAGGGAGCGCACCACTTCCAGCCTCTCCCAGCCGATATAGTGCCGGCCGTTCACCTGCAGGACCACGTCGCTCATGCCGTCAGCACCTCCAACTCAAGCCCGCCCGGCACGAATCCCGGATGGGCAATGCCGTTGCGCGCCACCAGTTCGCCGTCCCGTGCCGCATCCCCATACAGCCGGTGCGCCAGCACCAGCGCGGGAAGGGTCTCCGGCGGGGTATAGCGCACCACCCGCGCCAGGTCCGCGCCCCGCGCGGCAATGTCTCGCACTACGGCGCCACGCAGATCGGCCAGCGCCCCATACACGGCGTCGTCGGCCTCCCCTTGCCGCGCATCCAGGGCGTCCAACAGCCGCGCCTGAAGTGCGATAGCCTGGGTGTCGCTCTCGAAGTCGATCTCGGCCAGGGCCGTGCTGGCCTCCGCGATGCAGGTGGTCTGCACCAGTGCGGTGAGCGCATCGCTGGTCTGCCCTTGCCGCAGCCGGGCCGGCGTATTGCGCGGCCGGCTGGCCCCGGCCGATGACACGCTGAAGCCTTCGCTGTACAGGTTGAAGGCACGCTGCGGATCACCCAGCAGGGTGTGGATGCGGTTCAGGCTACCGGTGATGGCCGCGGCCAGATTGGCCGGCGCCCGGATCAGGGCGGCGGCATCCGACGTGATGCCCCCCACCACCAACTCCGCGAAGAACAACACTTCCCCGATGTCGGATTCCAGATCGGCGATAAAATCCGCTGGCGCGTTTAGGATATTGACCGCGCGCCCAAAGGCCAGCATGGCCTCCGCCAGCGTGGCGCCGGCGGCGTCCAGCAGCCCCGGTTGCGTGGCCTGGCGCGGCTTGGGGACCGGCCCCACCTCGCGGAAGGTGATGGAGAAGCGGGCCATGCCCCCCTCCGCCGTGGACTCGGTCAGCCTGACGTCCGAGACCTGCACCTCGATGCGCCCCAGATAGGGATGGTGCAGACTGCCGGGGCCGGGCGTTTCCAGGGCCACGCGCAGGGCGTCGCGGCCGGGCATGTAGTCCGGGCCGAGCACATAGGCGTCCAGTGTGAATTCCCGCGCCCGACGCCCGAGGTCTTCCACCACCGGCTCGTCGCGGCCCGCGAATTCATGCACGGCCACCCGGCGGCCCAGGGCGGTCCCGGCGCGGTCCACGTGGAACGGCACGCTCCGGAAGCTGGCTTGCCACAGTTCGTCACGCCACATCAGCCACCTCCCTGCATCATCAGCCCGGACTCCACGTCCAGGCGCAGCCCCTGGGCCCGCACCTCGCGTACCCGGCCCGGCCCCTGCACCTCGATCACCACGCGTCCCGTCGGCGCTTCCACGGCGGCCGGCTGTGTTGCCTGTGCTGGCGCGGCGCTACGCCCGCTCATCACATCCACCGCCGTGCCGGCGGCCCGCCCCGTGTCCCGCAGCTCGCCGGGGCGAACATCCGCGCCCTGTGCGCGCATGCCCATGTGCTCGAAGGCAGCGCCGATTCCTCCCTCCATCGCGTCTTTCACGAAGGCCGCCCCCGCCTTCATGGCGGGCACAATGCCGTCCTCCGCCAGCTTGGTGATGCGGGCACCCACGCCCCCGGTCACTTGGCTGGCCGTGGCGGCGACGCGCCGGGCATCCGCGGCGGTGTCGCCGGCGGGCTGGACGCCGAAGAACTTCTCCAGCGACGGCAGTTGGCCTTCCCTGCGGAACTCGGCCAGGGCCGTGTTGAAGGCGCGCATGGCTTCTGCGTCGAAGATCTGTGAGAGCACGGTGCCCTTGCCGCCGGCGGCGCGGATGATCTCTCCCATCAGCGCGTTCACCGGCCGCAACACTTCTTCGCCCCGCTTCAGCGCTTCCGGGTCGAAGAGCTGAATCCCGCCTTCCTGCAGCACCTTCACCTTGTCCGCATCCTGCAGGGTGCGCATGAGGGCCTCGAATGCCGTGGTGGCCTGTTCGCTGCTGCCCGTGCCCTGGCGGATCATCTGCAGGGCCGCGCCCATCTCCCGGATGGCGTCCATGCCGCCCCGCCCCGACGCCGCATAGGCCGCGAACACCCGCGGCCCCAGGGCTGCTAGATTCTGCAAGGTGAACGCGCCCGCCTTCCCCTGGGCATTCAGGATGTCCAGGGCCTCGGCCACCGCCGCCGGCCCGCGGATGTCCATCTTCTGCAGCTCGGCGGCGATGCCCCCGATGGCCTCGCCGCCGGCGCCGGTGGCCTGGAGCGCGTTGGCCAGGTTGCCCAGGTTGGCCGTTGCGAAGTCCAGGTCGCCCGTGCGCTCCACGATGGCCTCCACGGCACCCAGCAGTTGCTTGGGGTCCAGGTTCACCTCGCCGGCGGCTTTGTTGATGCGCGTCCACAGGGCTTCCATTTCCGCCGTGCTCTTCTTGGCCTGCACCCCCAGGCGTTCGCGCCGCTCCTCGATGCGCATGGCATTGCGCAGCGCCAGCGCGCCTCCCACGACAAGGCCCGCGGTGGCGGCGGTTGCCGCGCGGCGGCCGAAGCGGGACAGTCCCCGTTGCACCCGGTTCAGCGGCCGTTCCAGGCGCTGGAGATCGCGCGCCCCCTGCCGGCCCACCTGGCCCAGCGCCCGCTGGAACTTGCGCGCTTCCCGCTCCAGGTTGCCGGCCAGGTCGACCAGCACGGAGGCTCGCATTTCGGTCATGGCACGTCCGGGGATTAGGGGTGCTTGTGACACAAGGTTGCCGTGTCGCGCAGCGTCAGCTGCAGCAGGTCGCTCCGCGTCCAGCCCGTGCGGCCGGGCAGGTCGAGCAGCAGGCGGCGGATCACTCGGCCGGCGCGGAGGGCGTCTTTCCCGCGGTGCTCAGCGCCTCCTTCAGGCTTGCCGTGTCCAGCGCCGCGGATGCGTGCTGCAGGGCCTCCAGATCGGCCGCTGACAGCTTCTTGACGATTTCCGGGGTGAACGGTCCCTCGAAGCTGCCGATGCGCACAATGCGCCGCCTGAGCAGCGCCAGGGCCATGCGTGCCGGGCTCTGCAATAGCTCCGGGTTGCCCTCCACCAGCACGACGCGCTCCGCCTCGGCCATCGCGTCCAGCACATCACCGGCGGTGGCCTCGCGGATCTCCGCTTCCCGGTGCACCGTCTCGCCGATGGTGAGCCCATCCCGCAGGGTGAGCGTTACCGTCGCCATCAGGCCACCTCCTCGGCCGGTTGCGCCGCGAACTTCAGCCGCACCGTGCCCGTGTCACCGCCGGTGACCACCGGGGGCTCCACCAGCCAGGCATGCTTGAGGATGTAGACCTGTCCCGTGTCGCAGATGAAGGTCACCGTGGCGTCCGTGATCTGTCGGAAGAATTCCAGGCTGGTGCTCTCGCTCATGAACACGCTGCCCTCGATCATGGCTTCCTTGGGCACCTCCGTGTAGCCGAACACGTGGTCGCCCACCTTGGGGTTGCGCACCACCCCGCCGGGGTCCAGCGTGGCCCCCTGTTCGGTTTCCAGGGTCTCGCCGTCCACCTTGATGGTTGCCTTGCCGAAGAACTTCATGGGTCACTCTCCTGTTTGTGCGCGCAACGGTTAGAGCAGGAACTTGATCTGGGCGGCGAACACGCGGAAGCCGTTGACCACGTCGGGCGGGATCACCGCGTTGAGCCGGTTGGCGTCGCTTCCGTCCCGCTGCACGACCAGGTCGGTGATGAACTGTGCCCGGCCTTCCACCCAGCCGGCATTCTCCCAGTCGCCGAACAGGGCGATCAGCTCATGGCGGATCGTCGCCGGCGTCACGATGGCCTGCCCCGGCCCGGCCGCCGTGCCGTCATCGGCCAGCTTGTGCCGGGGATACTTGAGGGCGATGCGTGTGCGCACCGACTGCCGCAGGGCCGCGATGGTGCGCAGGGTGGTCACGTCCAGGTAGGAGGCGTCGGCCACGCCCAGGGTATTCAGCTGGTAGGTGGTCACCAGCCGTTCGATGGCAACCGTGCCACCCGGCGCCACCAGGTGCGTGGCGATGCCGTCGAACAGCAGCGTGTTGCGCTCGGCCTGCGTGTGCCGGTCCGCTTCCGCCGGGGCCAGCAGACCGGGCAGGGTCAATGTCTGCCGCGGCCGGGCCGGGTCGGGTTCGCGCGCGTCGATCCCGCCCACCACGGCCGCCCATACCCAGGGCGGCGTGGGGCTCTTGCCCGCTGCCATGATGGTCACGTGCGGGTTGTTGCGGCTGTTGCCCAGGGTGGTCAGCGCTCCCACCGTACCCGCCGCCGCGGTGAAGGCATGCCCTTCCCGCTGCACCAGGGGTTCCCAGCGGCGGTCCAACTCCGTCTCCAGGGCCGTCAGGCTGGTGGCATCCGTGTAGGGAAAGATGATCGTCTCATAGGGGTCGTCCCCGATGGCTGCCACCGCCGGGGCGATATCCGGGTTGGCGGTGCCCCCGGCCATCGGCGTGATGGTCACGGCGATCCCCGCCGGCAGGGCCTCGCCCTGCTGATGGTTCAGGCGAAGGTCGATGGCGTTGCCCGTTTCCCCCTTGTGCCGGGCGGTGATGTCCGCCTCGAAATCGTTCACCCCGTTCACCGCCGCGGTAACTGGCAGGTCGGTGCGAGCATTGACCGCCGCGACCACCGCTGCCGCCACGTCTGTGGCCGTGTCGCCGCTGGCCACGGCCACGGTGATGCGCACCCCGCCCGCATAGAGAAACAGGGTGCCTGCTGCAGTGGCCGGGCCGGTCACGCTCAGCTTGCCCGTAGCCTGCACACCGCCCGCGTCATCGTCCAGGGCCACGCCCCAGCTCTCCGTGAAGCGGTTGGCTGCCTTGAGCGCCGCGAACATGCCGTGCAGCAGCGAGCCCCGGCCCCAGAAGGCTTCCGCGTCCTGCACGCTGGTCACCAGCTTGGGCACGCCCTCGGCCACGCTGCCCGCGGCCAGGCGCTGCCCGAGCACCAGGATGCGCTGGGCCTGCCCCGGCAACCCGCCCACCGCGCCGGAGTTGTTGATCTCGATGTAGGTGCCCGGCGTGCGAATGGCCGCCGGAATCTGGTCGAAGCTGATGGTCATTTGTCATCCTTGGAAGACCTGCCGGGTTTGCCCAGGGTCACGTCCCCGTCCCGCAGGCGCCGCGCCCAGAACGAAGTGCGCACCACGCGTCGCCCTTCCGCCGGCAGGGCCTTCAGCGTCACAGGGTCGCGCACGATGTACCCCTCGCGGGGCGTCACATGGATCGTGTCTGGCGGCTGTTGCGCCATAGCGCGGGGCTTGTCGGGCATGGGGCTCCTATTGGGGTAGCGACACGTCGTCACTGGGCTCCGGCGTGTTCACCGTGTCGCCCATGTCGTAGTCCGCGTGGAAGGTGACAAAGGCGTCCAGCAGCGCTTCGTCGGTGCCGCCCACGAAGATCTGCTGCCGCCAGGTGACCGCCCACAGGGCCAGGCCCTTCTTGTCGATCTCGGCCCCGTACAGGTTCTGCGCCCGGATGCCCGTGGGCGGCTGCACGTCACTGTCCAGGCCCCAATCGCTCTCCGGAATCAGCCGCAGCAGGGCGTCCAGCAGCGTCAGGGCGGCCGCGTCGCGGGGCGTGCCCGGCCTGGACGCCGTGGTCAGGAACACGGCCGTATCCACGGACAGCGCCACCGCGCCGCCGCGCAACTGCGTCGCGGGATTCACACCCAGTACGGCCACATGGGCCGCCGGCGCGGCGGCCAGCATGCGCTGCAACTCGCGGCTGTCCACGCGCCCACCGAAGGCTTCCACGGCTCGCAGGCTCGGCAACCCGGCGGTCAGCCCATCCTTCACTGCGCTGCGGTAGTCCAGCAGGTTCATTGTTCCCCCTCAGGGGGAATGCAAAGGGGTGAAATCATGCCAGGGCCTCATCCAGGAAATCGTTGACCACCGCCAGCAGTTCCGTCTCGTTCTCCGGGTTCAGCCCCAGGTAGGGCCGGGCCGGCAGGCCGGGCATCCCGATTTCCTCGCCGCCGAACTGGTGGATGGCCGCGTAAACCAGGTTGCTGCCCCACTCCACGGTGCCGCCGGCGACCAGGTACTGGATCGAATCCAGCAGGTCGCCTTCGCCCATCAGCAGGCTGTGGTTGCCGTGGCGGGTGCGTGCATAGCGTGGCGACCAGGGCTCCCAGGGTTGGCCGGCCGGGTCCGTGCGCTCTTCCTCGATGCGCCGCCGCGTCTGGCTTTCGCCCTCTGCCCCGATGGCATCCAGCAGGCCGGCCCGGTCAAAGTCGGCCAGGCCGTCAAGCCGTTTCCGCACGGCGTCCAACTCCCGCGTGTCCACGATGATGCGCGTGCCGGCCATCAGGCCCCCTTCAACGTGTCGCGGGTGAAGCGCCGCGGATTGTGGCTCACCTGCACGCCGCCCCCGCCCTGCGACGGCGGCGAGGGGTCCGTGCCCAGGCTCACCATGCCGCGCGACACGTCCCGCAGCCACGCCAGGGCCTTCTCGTAACGGTCCTTCACCTCGTCCGTCATCGCGCCGGGGCGCTGGCTCAGCCGGTACAGGGCGATGTCCACGCACTTGTCCTTCAGCACCGCCGGCGGGCTGGCCAGCGGCAGCTGATACTTGGTGCCGACGTAGCTGTCCATTTCCGCCGTGGCGGCCGCCAGCGACTCGTCGATCACGCCGGCGTCGGCCACCCCGTCGCCGTCCCGGTCTGCCGCGAACACCACCGCCTCGGCGCCGTAGGCATCGGTCATGTCCTGTTGGGTGGCATAGGGCGGCATGGGTTATCGGGGCGATGGGTGTCAGGCGTCTGGGTACAGTTCCTTGAACCAGGCGTCCCGTTCGGCGGCCGTGATGTCCCGGCCCGGCGCTTCGCGCTCGATGGCCTCCGTGGTCGGCTTGCCGTCCTTCGTGAAATCGGATTTCTGCTTGCCCTCCATCACCTTGCGCATGGCTGCCTTGAGCTGCTGTTCCCGCTCGCTCTCCCCCGCCGACGCGCCCTCGACGATCTCCACGACCAGGTGTGGCTCGCTCCGCAGGCGAGCCAACTCCTCGTCCGTGAAGCGCTCCTCGGCGTGATCAATAGGCGTGGGTGGGTGATACACACCGCAGCGGTAGAAGCCGCGGGCAGGCTTGGCGGTGATGCGGATCATGGTGCCTCTCTGATATGGCAAGGGCGTGGGTTACGCTTACGCCAGCCAGGGCACGACCAGCAGCTCCGCGGTGCCCTTGTAGACGTTGGTGGCACCGCCGGCGTCGCGCTCGGCGTTTAGGATTTCCAGAGCCTCGCCTTCCAGGGCAGGCGGCACGATCAGCAGATTCGGCATGATGCCCAGGGGCCGCCCCTCGTCCGACTTGAAGCCCATCATGGCTTCGCGCGCCGCCGCATAGGCGGCCTTGTCCAGGGTCTGCTGGGAGCCGTAGGCCTGCTGCCAGAACGCGAAGCCCACATTGACCCGCGCGTCCACGCCGTAGCGGTAGCTGTCGCGCATGAACACGTTTTCGTCCTCCATGCGCGTCATGGCTTGCAGGTTGTAGTCACGCCGCCGCTGGAAGATCAGGGGCTTGAGGGGCTTGCGCGTGTCCAGCAGAAACCACGCCGTGCCGCCTCCCCCGCCGGAGTTGCTCACCACCCCCTCACCCACCGGATGATCCGTGTCGAAGAAATTCTGCCCGTCGTAGCAGAGGCTGGTGAACCCGGCGGCGAGCAGCTCATAGATCAGCCGGTCGGGATGTTGCGCCGCGGCCTGCCCCATGCCGGAGAACAGGGGGGCGAACACACCGTAGTTGTCGTCGTCGATATCGTCCCGCGGCACCTCGATGGTGCTCTCGAACTTGCGGTTGACGATGCGGTAGTCGTGGGATTCCAGCCCCTTGATGTGCCGGTCGCCGATCCATTCCCGCAGCTCCGGCCATTGGCCCAGCCAGGCGTAGTGATTCTCCCGCGTGGAGCTGGGCACCAACGTCGCCAAGCGCTGCCAGGTGGACTGATCCTGAAAGCTCTGCCAGCCCTGCTGAAAATTTGCCCGGAAGCCGGTGAACAGGTTGGCCAGATTGGCCTGATTGATGATCAGCCCGCCGGCCAGCACATGCGGCAAACCATCGGGCGGGGTGAGCAGCAGCAGCGGGGCAGCCCCCGGCTGGGCATGTGCCGCGGCCCAGGTGACCGCAAACAGGGTGCTCAGGATCAGCAGTCCAGTGAAGCCGAGCAGGAAGCGATTCAGGGTTTTCATCGGTCTCTCGTGAGGAATCAAGGTCGTGAGGAATCAAGGTTGCGGGGGCGGTGGTCCGGGCGGGCATCAACCCACGTCCACCCAGACGCCGTCGGCGTCCACGTCGATGATGGTGCCAGCCGCCGACCGCGTGCCCGTGCCGTCCGTGGAGGCCACCGTCTGGTCGTCCACGATGTAGGCGGTGCCGCCGATGTGCGTGCGGTCGACGGTGTCCACCCCGTCATTGGCGAAGTGGTGAATCCCCCGGCGCACGGCGACGGTCTTGTCACCATCGGCGCCGCCGCTGTTGTCCACCGCTGCCTGTGCCACGCCGCGGGCCACCAGGTTCAGGACCGTGCTGCCCGGCGCGGCATAGCCGGTGGCATCCAGCACCACCAGCGCGCCGGCATGGATCACGGCACCGGCGGCCACCGGGTCCACCATGTCCTCGCCGCTGCGGCGCGGCGTGATGCGGTCTTTGGCAAGTGCAGTCATGGTCTCCTATCCTCGCTGGGTGATTTGCTGACGGCGGCGGCGGTGGGTCGGGCCTGCCTCGGCAATGGCCGTCGGCCCGTCCCGCACGGGCGGCTCAGCCCTTGGCTGCCAGGAACGCGTCCTCGCTCAGGCCCATGCGCTGGCACACCGCCAGCTCATCGGGGGTCAGCTTGGCGCCGTTCTGCTGGGTGGGGTCGCCCTGCAACATGGCGTCCGGGGCCAGCGTGGGCGCCTTGGCGATGAATGCCTGGAATTGCGCCAGCCCGCCCTCCAGGGCGCACATGGCGCGGTAGTAGTCCGCCGTGGCCGGCGTGATCTTCTTGGCCTCGATGGCTTTGGAGATCTCCGCCTCGACCTCCCGCGCCTGCTCAGCCTGCACCAGCTCGCTCAGCCTGGTCTCGGCGGTTTCCCGCGCGTTGACCGCCGCGTCGTAATCGGCGCGGGGCACGAATCTGTCCAGGGGCGGGGTGGTGCGGGCGTTCACGGCGGTTTGCAGGTCGCCCTGCAGCGTCTGCACGGCGTTGAGCGCCTGTTCGGGCGTGGCGTCCTTGGGCAATTTCAGGGCTTCCAGCACTTGTTCCCAGGTCATGGGCTCATGCTCCCCTTGTCTGTGGTTTAGCGCCGCCAGGCGCAGATTGGGCAGATTCACCAGCCCCGCGGCCAGGAGCTGCGCGATGCGCCGGCTCTCCTTCTCGAAGAGGAACGCCGGGCTCAGGTAGCGGTACGCACGGTCGCCCAGGGCCTGGCGCCCAACGCTGTTCCAGCTCACGCGGCCCCAGATGGCACCGCCCTCGCGCGCTTCCAGCGCCTCGATCCAGGCCACCGCCGGCGGTGCGTGCTCCGGGCCGGCCGTTTCGATGGCATGGCCGATACCGATGGGGATGGGACCGCCGTTGCTGTTGAAGGCATCGACGATGGCGTCGGGCCGGTCGTTGACCCAGGCCCGGCCGTCCCGCCCCTTGACCTCGCGACCCGGCGGGATCAGCTCCACCCAGTCGGGTGGCGTCCCGTCTTCCGCCGGCTCCAGCGCCACATTCAGCGCACAAAGCTGCGCCGGCGGCACCGGTGCGGCCCCGTTCACGGCAATGGTTGTGGGTATGGTGTGTGTCACGCCGCCAGATTAGGCGGCGTGGCAGGCGAAATCAGCCCGCGAAAGCGCGGCGATCTGGCGCTGTGGCTTGCGGATTCCCCCCGCCCAGATACACTTGTGATAATCGCCGCATCGCCACCGAGCCCGCTGTGGCTTGCGGATTCCCCCCGCCCAGATACACTAACTGCTGCCAACCGCCGCACGCATGGCGGGCTGTGGCTTGCGGATTCCCCCCGCCCAGATACACTGGGCTGGACAGATCAGGTGGACCACAAGCAGCTGTGGCTTGCGGATTCCCCCCGCCCAGATACACTCGCCCCACGTGAACCACGTGCGGTTCGCGGGCTGTGGCTTGCGGATTCCCCCCGCCCAGATACACTTAGAGCCGCGTCGCCTCAATCATCAGGCAGGCTGTGGCTTGCGGATTCCCCCCGCCCAGATACACTCGATGACGTGCTCGGCAAGTACGTCTTTCCGCTGTGGCTTGCGGATTCCCCCCGCCCAGATACACTACCGCACAGCGGACAGCGCCTACGACGCGGGCTGTGGCTTGCGGATTCCCCCCGCCCAGATACACTTGCTGTTCTCCCTCTAGCGTGTCCCGGTTCGCTGTGGCTTGCGGATTCCCCCCGCCCAGATACACTTAGAGAAGTG